CTGAACGGTTTCCGTACCTTTCAACTTCTTGAGCATATAATTCAGGTAAATACTGCTGTGACCAGTTTGCACCACCTGAACCATGAAAGTTTAAATAGTTACTTGTTAGCGTCATTTTCTGAGCTGCAGGAGTAACTATACTGCCGGCCACTGGGCCAGCAAATGAAACATTATTGTTTGCCATTTTTCAAAAGTTTTAATAGTTTTTTAATTTTAGTTTAATTCCAGATGAATCTTCTCCTAAAACTCTTGCTTTTATACCACCAACTTGAACTTCTTGATGCCCTGATCTTGGGTTCATATTAATGTTTTTTGCAGTTTTAACAGATTCTTTAATAGCATCTGCTTTACCCTGCTCATAAAAATGCTGAGCAATAGCGTCAGAATTCATCGCGGTAAATAAAGCTTTATGATAACCAGGAGCATCTGCCATCTTATTTTCTTTATCTAAGAACTTCTTAGTAAAGTTATTGATGTCGCTCTGGGTCTCTCTAACCTCATTTACATTCTTCACATTAAACCTAAATCTCTTATCTCCGACATTGTATTCAAAACCTTTGAACTTATCGTTAAAAAGCGAATTGGTTTTATTGTTAAACACATTCCTTTGAGATTGTGTTATTTTTTCATTAGCTTGTGTTTCTTCAGTATATCTACTAAAAAAATCCATAGCTTTTTGCGCTTCAGGTGTTAATCTTGAACCGCCTTTTATTTCTTTATAATAATTAGCCTTTTGATTTTCTAAATGATTTTTTGCTTGCGCAACCTCTTCTTTAAAAGCTAATTTTTTTCTTTTAATATCTTTTGGATCGTCAATTTCTTCATCATATGAAAATTTGTCATCAATTAAAAATGCAATTTCATCAACTGATAAATGTGGTTTTGCCTGAGTGTAGTACTCATGCAATAAATCCATTTGCTCAAATTTTTCATAATCTTTATTTAACGCAACATAATCTTCTAAAGTTCCACCTGTTTCATTCATGAACTTTACTAGATCTTGAATATTATCAGGATATTCTATTTTTTCTTGTGTTTCGTTTTCCTGTAATATTTCTTCTTGTTCCGGTGCGGGCTCGGCAACCTCATCGCTGTCATCCACTCCTGTATCGTCAGTTGTATCTTCTTCATTTGTAATTTCTTCTAATATCGTTTCTTCCTCAGTTTCTTTAGATACTTCTTCTACTTCTTCTTCTTGTCGTACTTCTTGCAATCCCACTTCGGTTTCTTCCCCAGCTTCTTCAGCCTTGACGCTTCCGCTAGGCAAGCTATCTTCTGTTTCTTGTTCTTGAACGGCATCTTCGTCTTTTTTAGGTGGTTGTGTTAAATCTACTTTGTACATACCAGATTCTTCGTCGAATCCAGAATTTTTTTGTACTTCTTGTTCTTTTTCTTGCAAAGACTTTTCTTCAGTCTCTACAACTTTTGCTTTAATTTTTTCTGCCATAATAAAATATTATATGATTATACAATTTATATATTACTTAGGTTCAAATGCACCTAAGCCAAAATCACCGCTTAAAATATCATTCCCACCAGATTCAAAGCTTTTAGGTGGTAAATTATTTTTACGTTGATTAATTAGTTCGCTTTGTTGAGAGGCCTGTATTTTAGTTCTTTCATCTTTGCGATCTTCTTTTTCTTTTACTTTTTCTTTTTCAATATTATTTTTTGCGTTATGTAACTGCATGTTCATTTCAAATTCTAACATCATCAATTGCTTTTTCAAATCAGCCTCTTGCATTAATTTATTCATGTCCATCTGATTCTTAGCTTGTTCTAATTGAATTTTACTTTGAGTTAACGCTTGTTGTTTTTGCACCTCCGCTTGAGCCGCAACTTGTTGTGCTTGAGCATTAGCCTGAGCCTGTGCTTGTATGTTTTGTTGTGCCAACTGCTGGTCTCTTTGTATTTTTTTCTTTCTACGAAGTTTAAGCAATTGATTAGCTAACTTAACATTTTTTATCATTCTTATATCAATAGCATCTTCTAATTCAATATTATTTTGACCTATTGCAACTTGAATATTATTTTCTAATACTTGTTTTTGTTCTTCATCAGGCTCTAATTCTAAAAATATACCAAAGTCATGTAAATGTAACTCTGACAATTCTCCCAACGTAGCAACGTTATGCGCACCAATACTTTGTATAAAAGCATTTGCAGTTGGAGAATATTCTAGTACATCAGATATTCTTAATGATATTTTTTCAGCAGTCTCAGCTGTTAAAAATAAACCACCTTGTAATATATGTCTAGTTGCTGTATTGCTATTAGCAGCAGCTAATTTTTGTATTCCAACTAAAGCATGTTTATCAGGCGTGCTAGCATCTCTAGCTTCATTTAACCCAGTAGCATCTCTAATCATTTGCATATAATAATTATAAGTGCTTATTAATGCTGCTAGTTTATTTGTTCCTGCAGAATTACTAATTTCTTGAATAGGAACTTTACCTGGATTCATATCACCGTCAGATGTAAATGATCTACCAATTATACTACCAGTTTGGAAAAACATATTTAATGCTTCCTGAGGATTATAATTTGTTCCATTACCTAAATCAACTTCAGCTAAACCATCAGCATCAACATAAACACCGTCTGGAACCATTCTAGCTAATATTTGTTGTATTTTTAAATGAGTTAGTTGTATCATATCAGCAAAACCTGTAATACGACCAACTAAAGATTCAATTTTTCCATTATACATTCTAGGAGCAACTAAAGAGTAATTTAATTTTACTTTATTAACATCGCTCTTTTCTCGCAACATATTCTCGCATAGATTCCATTTAAGAAGTTTTTGAGCTCCAGGTATATATACACCTTCGTAAAGAACCTCTACATTTTTAGCAATACGTTCAAATCTTAATCCTTCTGTTGTTGGTGGGTTAAAAGCATCTGTTTTTCTAATAATTTTTTCTGCACCTGTTGAAGTTTCTTTAACTTTATAAACTTCATTCATATAGGTTTTATAATTAAAATATAAAACTTCTATAGTATTATTATCTGCTCTACTTGCTTGTTGTGTGTATCTGTTTGTTAAATTATAACTGCCGCCTCCATTTTTTAGCAGTTGATCCATGTCTTCATTAGTTAAATCAGGAAATTCTTTTTTAAGTTCATTTAAATTTACTGATTTCATTTCGCCAATATAATATAAATCATCAAAATAAGGCGATTCACTTTTTGAATAAACTATATTTGCAGGATCAACATACTCTATTTTAATTCCTTCCGATTGAGTAAAAATATTTTTTACACAACCTACACCTATAACGGCTAAATCATAATAGAATCTTTTCTTAGTTAATTCGTAATTGTTTTGATTAAATATTGTTTGAATAGCTTGCTCTTCAGCTATTTCAATAGCCTGCTTGTAGTTTAATTGCATATGTAGTTGCAATTCTTCATCATTAGCTGGTAAATTTTCTTTAGGAGTATTAGATAAATTTATTCCAAAATTTTGTTCTATATAATCAGTTATTGATACGGTTTCCATATCAACCATTAAAGATTGCATATATGCTGTTCTTTTTTGCACGCCATATGGATCCTGCGAATATGCTTTTATATCATATGTTCTTTCAGCTATACCGTTTACAACTATATCAACAAATTTAGGTATAATAGGAACTGGCTTCCAATCTAAATTAAGATATGATAAATCACCATTAATAGATAATTCATCTTTATATTTTTGTATGCTTTGCTCTCCTCTAGCGTATAACTTTAGTTTATGAAAATTATTTTGATTTTGTAAATATCTGTTAATACCAGATGATTTTTTAAACCACTCATTTTCTATAGCTTTAGCAACTTCTAAGCCATACTCCATCGAGATCTTTTTATCATCGCTAGCCGTTTGACTTGGAAAGTAGTTTTTCATAACTGATTCAGCCATAATTTTTTATTATTTTTGATGTAGTTCCTTTATTTTCGTATTTTGAAAAATTAATATTTACTTTTGATTTGATTCTTTCAACATTAGGCTTGTATTTATTTTTATTACAAGCCATAATAGCTAAGCCTGAACTTATAGCAGCATCAAATTTTGTTCTTTTGTTTATGTCAAACTTAGCCCAATCATTTAATGTTCTATTAAAATATATGTTTCCATATGTCCCATCTCCAGTAATACCAACATGATCGTTAATATATGTTTCAATTGCAGCAGCGTGGGCTTGTCTTATGTCCTCGCTTGAGTTAGGTATTCCACCTATTTCCTTTTCTGTAACTGATAATTTATTTTTAGCTTTATCAGGTCTATTCATTGAATAGCCTCTATAGCCTCTTCTTTTTAAATAATATAAAAGTCTTGGTTTATTGTTTTCTGCTAGTAAAGGCATACCGTAAAATACTAATGCCATTAAAACGTCTTCAAAAAACATTTCCGCCGTTTGTGGTCTAGCTATGTATTCTAAAAAGAACATATTAGCAGGGGCGTTTTCCATGCTAAACTTCGTTAAACCGTGTAATGAACCTTTTGAACCCTGGCCATCTGTAGTACCAGATATATCATAACTATCACACCCAAACGCACCTATATGTTCATTACCTGGATGTTTTATACCGTTTTTAATTATAATATTATTTTGTAATTTCACATTCGGAACCCAGCTGACTTTAAACCTTCCATTAAGGTTTGGCGTAAACTGTACCTCTGTGTCTTTAATTCCATTTTTCCACGTAAAGCTGCCAAGGGTAACTTGTGACAGATTTGCGACTTCATCATTGTAATCAATTTGTTCGTAAATTTTTGCTAAATTAAATATGCTATTTTTTGTTTCGTCTCTAAACGCATGCTCTTCAGTACGGGGAAACTGCCTGTAAAATTCATTTAAAGCATCTTGATCGCCTTTTAAACCTTCTACTTCATTTTCCCAATGCTCGATAACACCTATGTCAATTTCATCTCCATGTACATCTTCAACAAGTGTGCTTGGTGTTTCGAATACAGGTATTCCATAAGAATCAATGAATCCCTCGAAGTTCCATTCCATAGGTATGAACAAAGAATATAGTCCTGAGCGAGTCTGTCCATTGCGGTTTCTTTTGGTAACATCTGAGTCATGGTATAATTTTTTAAAGTTTTCACCTCCTTTGTCTGATGAGTTACTTGTTGAACCCATCATACACTTTCCTATTATTCTACTACCTAATCTTAATGTGGTTTTCGTAACCCTCCAGTTGTTGAGTATGTTTTCGGGGCGCTCCCACTTGCCGGCTTCATCATGTACGAGGAGGGCAAGTTTCTCTCCATCGTAGGAGTTATCTCCTGTGTTCTTCCAATCGATGGTCGTGTCAAGCCCCTGGATGTCTTCCATGGCTTCGTTGGTGGTAAGCTTACGTCTGGTAAATTTACTTGCGGGGACACGGTAGGCAAGCTCGGTTTTTGGACGGTCCATTCCGTCCTGGATGGGTTTGAAAAAGAAGGGGTAGTTGACAGAGATGGGAACCACCTTATCTGTAAACATCTTCTTGGCATCGGCACCGGACTTTGATAATATACCATACCTAGAGTCACTCGATATGGTTGCCAGGTTAACAGTCTCTCCTGATGCCATGAAAGAAAACCCGGAACGCCTGTTCTTAAGGTAACACATCCCATAGGATCGTGGATCTGCCTTACAAGCTTCCCAGAAAATAAAGAATAATCTATTTGCTTCTCGAAACTCTGGCTTCCCGATGTCAATCTTAGTCCACTGCAAGTACATATAGTGAGTGCCACTAATATAAGTAGGAACGTTTTTGTTATAAAACCAAAAACCTTCTTCTCTTTTAGTAAACTCTGAATCAATATACGCATGCCAATTATTTTTAAAATCTGATGGCAAATCCCGCCAATCAAATATTGTTTTTATTTTATCTAATTCTTTTGGATATTTTTGTACTTCCCATTTATTATTACCTTTAAAAATATCTTTAGGTTGTTTTGGTAAAGCTATTTTAAGATTTTGTATCTCATATATCTCTCCAATCATACCCGTCTTGCTTATAACAATAACGTCATGCTCTTTATTGTAGCCGTATTTCCACTTTTTTGCTTTATTAAGCCTTTTAATCGTATTGATTTTTATAGGCTCTATAACACTGTATAATGATTGCTTGTACATTACTTAGATCTTCTTTCAGCAAACCCTTTAAATGCAACTTCTTTGTTTTCTAAAGGTTTATTTTCTAATAATGCTTTTTCTTCTTCAATACGATTAAGTATTTCAAAAGCATCAAATATAGCTAATTTTTTTGTTGCCGCAGCGTTTTTTAATCTATCAGCAGATATATCATCTTCTGTTTCAACTATAGGTTCTTTAGCAACTTTTATAAGCTCTTTAACTGCGCTATGCCCAGCTTGGATTATATTCTTTTTCGTTTCCTTGACGTTCATACTTAATAGATATTGAATTAGTTAACACTCTATACAATCTTTCGCCATCAACAATAAATTCATATTCACTGCTTGGCGTAAACCCAACTAAATCTTCTTTATTTATATCTTTAAGCTCGCTATCAACATATTTGATAATACCTCTTAATGGAACTTCTTTTTCTAATAATATATTATTTGATTCAATTGGTTTAATAAAACAATAACCCTTAGGCGCATGCCATTTATTATTTCTTTTGTAAAGAAATATTTGGTCTGACTTTACAAAGTATTGGTTTTCTTTATAATAACTCCTACTGTTTTTTTCTACCCCATACACATCATACCATCTTCTAAAAACATTATGATGAACAATTACTTCATCACCAGTTTTAATTTCAGTTTTTTCGTATTTAGGTGTAGCTAAAACAATTCCAACACGACTAACATACCGGTGATCTGATATTTCTGTATTTAACAGTAATTCTGAATCACCGATTTGTTTGGTATTGTCGTATCTATTGGATTTTGGTTTTATTATAAAATCAAATATACTTTGCATTAATACTCTAAATTGTATTCAACAGCAATGGCCATATTTTTATTAAAATCTTTCCAAGGTAAAACTTCGTTTTTCTTCTTAATAAAAATAGAAAATTTATCATCTTGTTCAACTATATCGCATATAGTATGGCCACCATAAACTTCTTGACCTACAGCGTAGTGCATTGCATCATTTTTATAATCTCGCCCAATACTAATCTTCCTTACTAGGCTCATCTTCTTCAATCTCTTTTATAGTGCCGTCAGTTAAATTAACTGAAACTTTACCATATTTTTCCTCAAGCGTTTTTTGCAACTCTACTAATTCTGATTGCGATTGATTAACTTGCATTACACCCATTTGTTTTTGAATTTCTAATCCACCAACTTGCATTTGCAAATTATTAATTTCTTGTACTTTTTCTTGAATTAGCTTTAATTCTTCGTCTGTGATTTTTAAATCATCTGTTTTCTTTGTCATAAAATTTAATTTTAATTTTTGTTATTACTACTCTGTTTCTTCTTCCGTTTCTTCTACTACTGGTAATTGTTTAGTTACACTTGTAGGGGTGATCATTTCTACTAACTGTGCATCTAGCGAAGCTTTTATACCTGCTATGTCCATATCAGTATCTTCTAACCATTTTTCTACAACCTCTGCGGTAAGTTTATCAAAAGCTGTGAAGTCGTTAGCATCAGGTGAATCAATAGATTGAGTTCCAATTGACGTTGCTGTGTAATTTACCCCGTCACTATCTTTTTTATTAGAAACTGCCTCAAGACCCCAATGTATGTTATAAACTACATCTGTTAAATCATCTTTAGAAGGATATGTATCTAAAGCATTAATTTTCCAATTATACGTGTTTGCCATAATTTTTTTTTTAAATTGTTTTATATGTTTATATTATTACGCTATTTTCGCGTTTTTTACTTTAATTTTCTAAAGCAGCTAATCTTGCTTCTAATTCTTGTATTGATTTTATAAGTACTGGGACTAATTTTGAATAATCAACTGATTGCATTTCTTCTCCATCTTTATCTCCAGATACCACGCTAGGCACTATTTCGTCTAATTCATGTGCAATAACTCCATAACTTCTATCATTTACATTTTTCCATTTAAAATCATAAACTTTTATTTTAGAAGTTAAATCTAAAGCGTCAAAATCTTTATAATCTTCTTTTAACCTATAATCTGACGAGGTGTTATAATTTACAGCTGTTCTACCGCTATTAAATGATATATTACCAACACTAGACATAATACTTGCTGTCCAGAATTTAATTAATCCTCCAAAGCCTGCATTGTAAGAATTACGGACATTTAAAACAGCAGCTCCACCCATTGAACTACTAGTGTTGTTGTGGAATCTTGCAACTCCATCACTATACCCATTACCAGTATCAGAATGTATTACTTCAAATTTTACGCCAGGCGATGTTGTATTTATACCAACATTACCATTCATATCAATACGCATACGCTCATTATCAGCTGTATCAAACGACATACTATTCCCATTATGTCTATATATTATTTGACCTGGGTTATTGTCTGCTGGATCACCAAAATTAATTATACCATTCGCATTTGTGCCTGATAATAAATTTAAAGTTGCACTAGTGCCATGAACTGTTACGCCACCACTTGCAGTAGAAAACGTTTTAGCATTGTCATAGTAAAGCTCTACTGCGCCGTTTCTGGTTGAGGTAAATTGAGTTTCGTTACCATTAAAACCTTGTATTACAAAATTATCTGTTTGCCATTTTACAGTTCCTCCAGCGGTACCTTGTTGAAACCACATTTCATTTGTGCTCCCCTCAAATATTGCAACTTGTTCTGGAGTTGAGTTTGCGCCAATTATAACAGAATTTGTTGCAATTAAGCTATCGCTTGCGGTTAAGCTTCCTGTTATAGTAACCCCTGCGCTTGTAGTTTCAAACTTCTTAACATTACTGTGATAAAGTTCTACGTAGCCAGCATTCACAGTGCCAACTAGTTTCATTATAGTATTATTCCCTAACCCAGTACCTTGAAATTCATAACCAGCAAATCTATGCAAAGCGTGATTACCCGCACCAGATGTTTCCGTAGTGAACATCATATAGTTTGTAGCACTACTGTCATCGAGATAAATTTCCATGCCATCTCGCCATCTCATTCTGTTGTTATCAAGAAGCTCAATAATGTCGTAATCAGTATTTACGGTTTTAATTGACGCAATATTACTTCCAGCGTCTCCTCTAAAAAGTATCTGGCTGTCTGCTTTTATTATAAGACTATCAGTGCCTGTGATTATTGCATTACTACCCATGGTGCCGCCAGCAAGTGGTAAAAAAGATCCACCACCACCAGCTGCAGTTTCAATAATATTACCAGCATTATCAACTGCTAAAGCATATGCGGCAGTTCCAGTAAATGTACCAGATCCATATGTGTTAAATTTAATACGACCTGAAGAATTAATATTCATTCTCACAGTAGTATTAGATGATGTACCGCTACTAGCAACTCTAAAATCTAAATATGGCGCATCAGTTCCTGTTGAAGTAAATAATGCCGCTTTTCTATAGGAAGAGCCTCCTAATTGTAATATACCCTGTCTTGATTGTATTAAACCGTCTACATCT